CCACCCACCCTCCCACTATTCTCCGTCCGGTGTTCGTTACACAAAAGTTTTGTTTGCTGTTGATCGATTAAGGGTTTAGGATGCGCGCTTATTGGATTCTTTTTCACGATTGAGTGATATATGATGATGATGATAAAATTTTCGAAAAAATTTGATTGTTTTGAGGAGAGGTTGATTGACTTCTTCTGAGAGTTTGAAGGCGCGAGCTGCCCGCCCTAGAGGGGATGGAGTGTTGGCTGCTGAGACGATGGTTGATTTGGAGAAGCAGATAGATTCCCCTGAGTATGATTATGGCACTGTTTGGCGTGATGGATTGGTGAATTTGCCGTCGAACATTGCTGGATTGTTTAGTGCCCAGCGACAGCAGATTTTGCGACCGGAGACTAAGTCTGTTGTTGAGACGCCTACGGGTGGATTTTTTGAGGTACCCAACCCAGCGGTTCATGGCCCGGTGGAGCGTGGCCCGGGAATTGAGTCGCCTGTTGGGAGAGGCATTCATTATTTGTCCCGATTGATATCGGGTGATTTAGCGACAGAGCGACAGACTGCGGAGACTGTGGGTAGAGGATTGGCTGCGCTACCCCAAGGGGTGACGAAGATGGTTCGTGATTTCCCGCGCACGGCGGCAGGTATGACGCAGACTGCGGAGAAAGGAGTGCCGACTGTTGCTTATGATTATGATGCACAGGGGCGACCTATAGAGGGTACGGGTGCGCCCCCTGTTATGGATCCATTTTTGGTCATGGGTATGGGTGCGCCGCAGATGGCGGCGACTAAATTGGGTATGATAGATAGTTCGTTGGGTGTATTTGGCAGTAGGAATGCTCCTGGTTTAAGCCCTGCTTTGCGTGAAAAGTATGATGCTGCGGAGAAGATGTTGGATAAGGGTGAGTCGCCGCCCGATGTAGAAAAAGCCACGGGTTTGGCGGTTATCCGATTGGATGACCCTGATGCGGAGAGAAGATTTAGCCAGAGAGGACGCCGCAGTGAGCGTTTTGCTGTGCGGCACCATATTCCTGATGATGAGATGATGTTACATGAACAAGGGCTGGTTAACCTTATCGAAAGCGATTTTACAACGCCGCACAGATTAGAAGATGTGATGAATCATCCGAAATTGTATGAGGCTTACCCTGACTTGCGTAATGTTGAAATAGCCATGTACCCTGGAGAAAGTCGTACACACCCGCATGGCATGACGGCTATGGCTGAATGGCATAGAGACAAAAATCTAATAAAACTTAACCAAGACCACCACCATTTATCCGGCAGCGAAGGTGATGATCTTCCCGGCCCAGGCAGCGCTGAGGTAGAGAACTATGTAAGAAGTATTCTCCATGAAGTTTCACATGCGGTGCAGGGCAAGGATCCGAAACTCAGGGAACAAGTAGGGTATGCTTTGGGAAGCGGCGGACCTGCTTATGAATTTAGTAAGGTTACAGACGAGTTTTTGAAAAGACATCCGGATTTAAAATTCTTAGCAGGTTACTCGCCCCGGTCCAACTTCGAATTAGCACAGAGGCATAGGGATAATTTACATAATGAAATTATTAGAGGGTGGAAAGAAATAGAAGCGTTGGACCTTAGCGGTACTGCTAATCCTGTAACTTTAAAATCTGAGATGGCATTTCAGCGCGGCAGGTTGGAGAAGAAACTTGGTGATAGAGATCAAGAAACTTTTTTCCCGGCTGGGATTAATGTTTATCGCCGCAATAAACTTGAAGAGCAGGGTAAGGCGCGTGATAATTGGAGGCGTGGAGCTACCCGTGATGATGAAACCAAGTTTCATAGATTACAGTTAAAGATACAGGAATTGGTAGATTTAGAAAATAGTCTTTATGAAGCAGACTATCGTTATTTTACGAATCTGGGTGAGATGGAGGCGCGAGCCACTGAAATGATGAGGGGATACGGCCCTGATGATCCTTATGATCCGGTTTATCAATTCAATAAGGTTTTTGCCACGATGCGCAGTGCGGGAAAAGAAGACTTAGGGAAGAATTATTACCCCGATATTGATGAATTTTTGCAAAAGCGCCCTAAAACCGCTAGTGGTCATGATATAAATACCGCATTTGGGCTGGGAAGAATGAAATCACCCCGTCCTCCAAAGTATAACAAGGGCGGTTATGTTATGACGGGCGCTGAGACGATGATGGGATTAGATTGATGCGTGGACAATTGACGAGGCGTATTAGTGAGCTGTTGATGGATATGGATGATGCGCCACAGGCTGCTGATTCTGTTGTGGTTAATGGACAAAGTGTTCCTGAGTCTTATAATACGGGACACCACCGTGTTGAGCTGGCTTATTTGACCCCTGCTGAGCAGAATTTGCTTGCGCAGGTGGATATGTACGGTAGTAGTCCACCGCATCCCGGCCCTGCTGGCATCCCTAATTTTAATGGTGGCGGAGGCGGAGGTGGTGATGGCGATGGCGATGGCGATGGCGATGGTGGCGACGATGGTGTTGGAGGCAGTGGCGTTGGCGATGGTGATGACACTGGTCCCGATGGGGGTGGCGCGGTAGGTGGAGGTGATGACGGTGTTGGGGGTGATGACACTGGCGCAGGAGGTACGGATAGCCCTACCGCTGCTGCTGCTACCGCTTCTGATCCTGCTGCTGATGCCGCAGCACAAGCGCAAGCCCAACAAGCGCAAGCGCAACAAGCCCAAGCGCAAGCGGATATTGCGGCAGCTAATGCGATGGCCAATCCTGCGATAGCTCAAGCGCAAGCCCAACAAGCCCAACAAGCCATAGCAGAAGCGTTGGCTATGGAAGATCAGGTAAGCTTTACTTCCCCCACCAGCGTTGAACTAAACGACGGCACTACAGTGGAAGGTACCCCAAGCCAAATAGCCGCGATACAGAGTATGGTTGATAATGCTAGTAATGTGGCTAACCAGCCTAATAGCGATTTGACTAGCCTGCAAACAACCAATGGACAGGCAGTACAAGCAGCGGTTACCAACAACGATATAACCGTAGCTCAAGCAGCAGCCGTCATGGGGCAAGCAATTTCGGGAGGTGGTCAAGGGTCTCAAAGCCCCTCTGTTGGTTTGGGTGTTAATTCAGAGATGGGCTTAAACTCCCTACAAGATGTGATAGATGCGTTGTCCTTGAATATGGGAAGTGTGAACCCGAACATAGGCTATGCGATTAACGACCCAACGGGACTATCACCGGGGTCGCTTAAAGCCAGCCAAATTGCAGGTAATCTAAACCCAAGTTTAACGAACGCTATGTTTGGCCTTGCCGGATTGATAGGCCCCGCAGGGGCAGCATTGGGTACGGTTGCTGGAGCGCTCGAAGGCCGAGGCATGGCACCCGCACTTGGCCTTACGGAAAGTGGGAGAGGTAGTATTGCCGAGGCCGTAACTGATTTTTCGGATTCTGTAATTGGCGACGGCCCAGGAGATCCAGAAATAGGGGACGAGGATCCAGGAGAAATTGGTGGACCTTCTGAGGAAGAATTGACAGCTTTGTTGACTCCTCCCACAACCACATTACCGGATCCGACGACTACGGAGGAAGAGGAAGATACGGCAGATGTTGTTTTGCCTCGAATACCAAGTCCTGATTTACCGCCTCCTGTTGCTACCCTCACACAAGCTGTTAGTCCAGTTAACTTGCCCCCCGTATTCACGGAGCAGGATGCACGGCTTTTATTGCAGCAAACAGGGCAATTACCGTTTGCAGGAATTGTGTAGATGGATTTAAACGTTGAGCAGGTACCAAAGGAGGTATTGAATGAATACTTTCTGCTTGCGGATCGTTTAGAATCCTTAAAAGACCAGGATAAATGCCAGGAAGAATTCCTTGAATTTGTGCGTTTGGTTTGGCCTAACTTCATTGAAGGGGAACACCATCGCATAATTGCTAAGAAATTTCAGGCTGTAGCTGAAGGCAAGTTGAAACGGCTTATTGTCAACATGCCGCCGCGCCACACTAAGTCAGAATTTGCCAGCTACTTGTTTCCGGCATGGTTAATTGGTCGTAGACCAGATTTGAAAATTATCCAAACCACGCATACAGGTGAATTGGCTGTGCGGTTCGGTCGTAAGGTGCGTAACCTTATGGATAGCGCGGATTATGAGCGTGTGTTCCCGCAAACAAAACTGCGCGCAGATACCAAAGCAGCCGGACGTTGGGAGACAAATGAGGGCGGTGAATACTACGCCTCGGGTGTGGGGGGTGCAATTACGGGTCGTGGTGCTGATTTGCTGATTATTGATGACCCCCATAGTGAACAAGATGCACTTAGCCCCAACGCCATGGATAATGCGTACGAATGGTACACATCTGGACCACGGCAACGTCTGCAACCGGGAGGGGCCATTATCCTGGTGATGACACGTTGGTCGGTAAAAGACCTAACAGGACAGCTCATTAAGGCTCAGGCATCGGATGATATGTCCGATAGGTGGGAAATTGTGGAGTTTCCCGCCATTATGCCAAATGAAGAGGCTGTCTGGCCAGAATACTGGAAAGTGGATGAATTATTAGGGGTAAAAGCTAGTTTGAGCGTGAGTAAATGGAACGCTCAATGGATGCAAAACCCAACTGCCGAAGAAGGCAGCTTAATTAAACGTGAATGGTGGAAACGTTGGGAGCGAGAAACTGTTCCTGGACTAGAATATATCATTCAAAGCTACGATACGGCGTTTAGTGCTAAGGAAACCGCTGATTATAGCGCAATTACCACTTGGGGCGTGTTTAAACCGAACGAGGATGAAACTTTTCACATCATTTTACTTGATAGTATAAAGGGTCGTTGGGAATTTCCGGAATTGAAACGTGTGGCCCATGAACAATACAAGCAATGGGATCCAGATAACGTGGTAATTGAAGCAAAAGCTAGTGGTTTACCGTTAACGTATGAATTACGTCAGACGGGAATTCCCGTTTCTACCTATACCCCCACCCGTGGAAATGATAAGGTGACTCGTGTTAATGCTGTTGCGCCGTTAGTAGAATCGGGTATGGTGTGGGTACCGGAAAAAAGTTTTGCTGATGAATTAATTGAAGAATGTGCAGCGTTTCCTCTAGGTGATCACGATGATTTGGTAGATAGTACCGTTCAGGCGTTGTTGCGTTTTCGCCAGGGAGGATTTGTTAATCACCCCGATGATTATGAGGATACTGCTCCCCGTAGCTTTATGCGTCCAAGGGAATATTACTGATGGTTGTAGATAAACGCCTTACAGGTGATCCTGCTGCGGTTGTTGATGAAGAGTTTTTGTCTGAAAATATTATAGATGTCCCCTCGGATGATGAGATTCTATCCGATGATGTATCTATTACTGAGGATGATGAGGGCGGCGTGGTTGTTGATTTTGACGCATCCGCCATGATGCCTGATGATTCCGGTGATTTTTTTGCTAACCTTGCAGATTCAGTAAATCCAGGTGAATTGACCAAGCTTGGAAATGATCTAATTGGCTTTTATAAAGAAGACAAACAGAGCCGAAAAGATTGGGAAATGGCCTATGTTGAAGGGTTAGATCTTTTAGGCTTTAAATATGAAGAACGCGAACAGCCTTTTAGGGGAGCTAGTGGTATTTCGCACCCATTACTGGCGGAAAGTGTGGTGCAGTTTCAGGCGCAAGCGTACAAGGAACTTTTGCCCCCTGATGGCCCTGTACGAACCCAGATTGTAGGTGCCATATCCCCCGAGGCTGAAAAACAAGCCCAGCGTGTAAAGCAGTACATGAATTATCAGATTACTGATGTGATGGAAGAATATGATCCGGATATGGATCAATTATTGTTTTATCTCCCATTAGCGGGTTCTGCTTTCAAAAAAGTTTATTATGATGAATCCATGCAGCGGGCAGTCAGCAAGTTTGTTGCTTGTGAAGATTTAGTAGTTCCTTACACAACGACAAATCTACAAAGTGCCGAACGCATCACGCATGTTGTGCATATGCAGGTAAATGATTTGCGCAAAATGCAGGTGAATGGATTCTATAGGGATATATCAGTATATCCAGAAACTATAACGGCTTCAGACTCGCAATCAAAGGTTGATGAATTGCAGGGTGAGCGACCTGGAGGGCATGACGAAGAATACATCTTGTTGGAATGCCATGTTGATTTAGACCTTTTAGGTTATGAGGATACTGATGAAGCAGGTGAACCCACCGGGGTACGACTCCCTTATATTGTAACGGTAGATGAAAATTCAGGTGAGGTTTTGGCCATACGCCGAAACTGGGGGCCAGAAGATCCGTTAATGGCGAAGAAACAGTATTTTGTGCATTTCAAGTTTCTTCCTGGGTTAGGGTATTATGGTTTTGGTTTAATCCATATGATTGGTGGATTAAGCCGTTCGGCAACTTCAATTCTACGGCAGTTGATTGATGCAGGCACATTGGCTAATCTCCCCGCTGGCTTCAAGGCTCGCGGTATTCGCATACGTGATGATGATGAGCCTTTGGCTCCTGGCGAGTTTCGCGATGTGGATAGTCCTGGTGGTAATCTGCGTGATTCTTTGTTGCCTCTACCGTATAAAGAGCCAAGTGCGACATTATTCCAATTACTTGGCTTGATCATACAATCAGGACAAAGGTTTAGTGCCATTTCGGAATTGCCCATTTCTGAAAATGGGTTAAACCGTGAAATGCCTGTTGGTACTACCATGGCGCTCTTGGAGCGCGGTACCAAGGTCATGTCTGGTATTCATAAACGACTGCACTATGCGCAGCGCATAGAATTAAAATTGCTGGCTGGTGTATTTGCGGATTACTTACCACCCGAATATCCATATGACACGATTGGTGCTGAAAGGAATGTTAAGGCTTCTGATTTTGATGATCGTGTAGACATCATACCCGTTAGTGATCCTAACATCTTTAGCAGTAGTCAACGTGCCATGCTGGCGCAGATGCAACTACAGTTGGCGCAAGCTGCCCCTGAGATGCACAATATGTATGAAGCGTATCGGCGCATGTATGAGGCTTTAGGGGTAAAGGATGTTGATCTTATTTTGCCGCCCCCTAAAGATCCACAACCAATAGATGCTTCTGAGGAAAACCGGAACGTTTTAAGCAATCAGCCAATTGAAGCGTTTATGGAACAAAATCATCAGGCGCACATTGTTGCGCATATGGCCATGCTGAAAACGCCTATTGTTATGGCTGCTCCTATGGTTATGGGTTCATTAACGGGTCATGTGGCACAGCATATTAGTATGCAGGCGAGGCAAATAGTGACCCAAGAACTTGAACCCCAGATTCAGCAAGCACAGGCGCAAGGTGTGCAATTAGACCAACAGCAGCAGCAGCAATTAATGGCAGATGCAGAAAACCGTGTATCTGAATTAATAGCACAAATCACCACTGAAGTTATGGCAGCTACGGGGGAAAATGAAGATCCTTTGGTTGAGCTACGTCGCCAAGAGCTGCGTATTAAGGAAGCTGATCTATACCGCAAGGCACAGGATGATGAAGAACGGTTAAAATTAGATCAGAAGGAAAATATAGATCGCAATAAAATAGCACGAGAGAAAATTGATTCTCAGGAAGACATAGCTGAAATGCGAGGTCAGATTGCAGCAGCTAAATTAGACGCCGATGAAGATAAGACTGAAATGCAGGGCCGTCTTGCGGTTGCAAAATTAAAACAGGATAGAGCACGAGCTAATTAATGCCCTTCAAGTCAGAAAAACAACGGCGGTATTTAGCCGCCAAGAAACCAAAGGTTTTCAAGAAGTGGGCAAAGAAGTACGGTGGTAAAATCCAACCAAAAAAGAAAACCACAAAACGAGTAAAAAAGCGATAATTATGGACGATATTTCATACGCTACTTCTAAAATTGTAAGACTTATTCGTGAACGCCTTGATGAACTACAAGAAGGCATGATGGCGGGTAGTTTTACCAATTATGAAGATTATCGTTCTGCAGTGGGGGAAGTGCGGGGATTAACCTTTATTGAACAGTATATTGTGGAACTTAGGAGTAAGGCAGGAGACTATGATGAAGACTGAAGGAAAACAAAATTTAGAAGCTCAAGGCAGTTTAGCGTTAGCGTATACTTCGGAAGAAAACCGTGTATTGGATCCAGAGTTGCTTGATAAAACAGCCATGGAGCGTTTGCCGACCCCCACAGGATACCGTGTTTTGGTTATGCCGTATAAAGGGAAAGCAAAAACGGAAGGTGGTATCATCTTAACCGATGAAACAAGAGACCGAAATGCCCTCGCCACGGTGGTCTGTTATGTTTTAAAACTTGGTCCTGATTGTTATGCAGATTCAGATAAATATTCACAACCCTATTGCAAAGAAAAAGATTGGGTGGTAATTGGTAGGTATGCGGGAAGTCGGTTTAAAATCGAAGGAGCTGAATTGAGACTTTTAAATGATGACGAAATTTTGGCCACGATTCTCGACCCCGATGACATTGCTCATGTTTAGAAAGTGAGGGAAAATGAGTAGTATTGACACAGAACAGAACACCCAGTCACAAGTTGATTCACAAGAAGATGAGGGAGATGTGGATGTCATTCTTGATGAGGAAAACGTATTATCTTCGGATGGATCTAATATCGATGCTGGCGACGATAGACCTGTGGCAGCGAGCGATAGTTCGGAGCATGAGGAATATAGCGACAAAGTTCAAAAACGCATTGATAAACTTACCAACCGATATCGTGAGGCTGAAAGACGAGAAACTGCGGCGTTAGATTATGCCCGAGGACTGCAGGAAACAAATAAAGATCTTAGCAGCCGAATAAATAACCTTGATAAAGGTTATCGCAGCGAATTCAGCACACGTATTGACAGTCAAATAACAGAAGCCAAAGCCAGATATAAGGAAGCTTATGATTCTGGTGATGTTGATGCGTTAGTGGAAACGCAAGAGGCATTAGCAACACTTGCGGCTCAAAAAGAGCGAGTTTCGTGGGCGGCGCAGTTGCAAAAAGCGCAACAGGCGCAACAACAACAGAAACAAGAAAATATCCCTGGGGCTACTCCTCAAGCAGCAGAGCCTCCTATTGTTGCGCAAAAAGATCCAAAAGCTGAGGATTGGTTTGAAAATAATTCTTGGTTTGGTGAAGATGAAGCCATGACCTATGCGGCTTTAGGTTTTCACCGTACCCTAACTGAAGCAGAAGGGTACAAAGGAACTGAAGAAGCTTATTACGCTGAAGTTGACCGCCGTATGAAGGATGCGTTCCCCCATAAATTTAATGGGACTCGTCAACCCAGTGAAAACCGCCCCGCTCAGTCGGTTGCTCCTGCTACTAGGAAGCAAAAATCTGGGCGCTCAACCAGTGTGCGTCTTACTAGCAGTGAACGAGATATCGCTAAACGTCTCGGGATAAGCGAGAAACAGTACGCTGCGCAAAAACTTAAACTTGAAGAACAGCGAGTTTAGGAGGTATATTGATGGTTGATAAAACCCCCAGAAGTGAAGATACCCGTGTTAAGAAGGAAAAACCTAAATTCTACAAGCCGCCATCTGCATTAGATGCGCCCCCACCGCCCGAAGGATTTAGACATCGGTGGATTCGTTCTGAATTTGTGGGTGCTGATGATCGGAAAAATGTTTCTGGTCGCCTAAACAATGGTTATGATTTAGTGCGAGCAGACGAATATCCGGGGTGGAACACTACCGTTGTTGAGGAAGGCAAATATGCTGGAGTCATTGGGGTAGGTGGTTTGTTGCTCGCACGAGTTCCAGAGGAACTTGCAGTCAGTCGTGAAACTTACTTTGAGGATGAAACTCAAGGTCAGATGGACGCGGTTGATAATGATCTGATGAGGGAACAACATCCATCGATGCCGATTAGTAAGGAACGGCATTCGAACGTCACTTTTGGTGGTCGTAATAATGAATAAATTATGGACATCAAATCTTTTAACCTTCTGATCGAGGAGATTTCCAGCAATGGCAAACGTTGATGGAGCTTTTGGGCTTAGGCCCGTTCGTCAGTTGGGGAGTATGCCGTTTAACAACGCAACTAATGAATATCGAATTGCCTCGGGTGCTACGGGACCAATCTTTCAAGGGTCTTTGGTAATTATGGCTACCAGTGGTTCGGTTATCATTGGCACTGCTACTGCTACTGATTCAGTGGGCGTGTTTAACGGTTGTTTTTATACTGACCCAACAACGTCTAAACCAACGTGGAGTAACACTTATCCAGGTAGCGTTTCTGCCTCGGATATTGTTGCCTTCATTTATGATGATCCAGATATGACTTTTGAAGTTCAGTGTGCTGGTACACTTGCAATTACAGATATTGGCGGAAACGCTGATACAGCAGGTGTTAGTGGCAGCACTGTCAATGGTCAATCAAGCACTGAGCTTGCAGCCAGCGCTGGATCGGGTACCGCACAGATGCGTATTGTAGGTTTGAGCAAAGATCCAGACAATAGCGATGTCGATTCGGCAAACGCTAATTGGTATGTGATCTTTAACGAACATGCCTACAAAACGACTACTGGAACATAGGGGGACTAAACTATGGCTATTAGTCGTGCACAATTAGTCAAGGAACTAGAGCCAGGGCTACATGCCCTGTTCGGCCTTGAATACGATCGCTATGACCAAGAACATCGCGAAATCTTCGATATAGAAACTTCAGATAAGGCTTTCGAAGAAGAAGTGATGCTCTCGGGGTTTGGTGCGGCGCAAACCAAAGCTGAAGGGTCTGCTGTGGCGTTTGACACGGCGCAGGAAACCTTTACGGCGAGGTATACGCATGAAACCATTGCGTTGGCGTTTTCTATCACGGAAGAGGCGGTAGAAGATAATCTCTATGACCGTCTTTCTTCTCGGTATACGAAGGCTCTCGCACGTAGCATGGCTCATACGAAACAGGTTAAGGGTGCTAATACTCTTAACAATGCGTTTTCTTCCAGCTTTACTGGTGGTGACGGCCAACCTCTTTTGGATACGGCCCATCCAACGGTAAGCGCAGGAACGCTCGCAAATGAGCCAACCACCGCTGCAGATCTGAACGAGACTAGTCTTGAAGATGCGATGATTAACATCTCAACTAACTTCAAAGACGAGCGTGGTCTCAAGACTGCTATCATGGGTCGGAAATTGATTATTCCGCCACAGCTTCAATTCGTAGCGGAGCGCCTTTTGGCAACTCCGTATCGGGTAGGAACGGCGGATAACGACGTCAATGCTTTGCGTAGCATGGGTATGCTGCCAGAGGGTTATGCCGTTAATCATTTCCTTACGGATACGGATGCATGGTTCGTTAAAACCGATGCACCCAACGGCCTGAAGATGTTTGTGCGCGCAGCGTTGCGTAACAACATGGAAGGTGACTTTGACACCGGAAATGTTCGTTACAAATCACGTGAGCGTTACAGCTTCGGTTGGTCTGACTGGCGGGGCCTTTACGGTTCTCCAGGAGCGTAGTATATGTGGGGGAGGGGAAACCCTCCCCCATTTTTCTGGGACTCATAGCCCTAGCGACTGGCCCAGCAGACGCTTACTAAGACTCTAGGGCAAAAACCTTTGTAAGGAGGTAGCCACATGGCTAACACAACTTTCTCTGGTCCGGTTCGTTCGGAAAACGGCTTTGTTATAGCCAACAAAAATACGACCACGGGCAATGTAACCGATTCTTCCCTTCATTCTTCTGCAAACAAAGATATTCGGCGCTATTATCTCCAAGAGTATTGGAAGCGGCGTCCTGCACTTAATGCAGTTTTGAATACGGCCTTTTCTGATGCAGACGCTACGGCGGCTGCAAACACGGCTATTCGTCTTGCTGAAAAAGTTGCCAACAAGGACTTTGAGGTTCTTGGCACGAGCATGACAACTGCTTTGTGCACGTTTGATACCACACGAGCCGGTATTATCATCACTACTGCTGGAACGGATCAAAATCAGGCCATTATAGCCCCTCATCTTGATACCAATCAAACATCTTGGCAGACTGTTCCCTGGGGTACTGAAAACTCAGTTATTTGGGAATGTGTTGTTACTACGGCAGCGTCTATTGCCGACATTAAACTTTGGCAAGGCTTAAAGTTAACCAATGATCAATTGATTGCTACTGACGCTGATCAGGCGTTCTTTAAGTTTCAAACAGACGCTACTAATAGTGAAGCTTTTACGGACTTCACTTTATTGCACTTTGTACACAGCATTGGCGGTACTGATTATATCAGTGCGTTGCCTATTACTGTAGCGGCGGATACCCAGTATCATCTGAAAATTGATATTAATAGCAGCAGACAAGCTGCCATATATGTCAATGGTATTCAGTACAACGTCACGACAACTTCGGGGAGTACAGGTGGAACTGCCGTAACTACTGGAACCGCTAGAACCGCAGCCTTAACCAATGATGTTGATCTTATTCCGTATATTGGTGTGGAAACGGGTGCTGGATCAGCTAAAGCTTTGAAAGTACATTCGCAAGCCATTAGTCGGCTTATCTCTGAATAAGTCTATACCTGATGCGAACAAACGGTAAGGATGAGTCTATAATCCCTGATCTTTCTGGGAAGCGCGTGGCTATTGTCGCAATGGGCAATAGCCACGCCGAATTTACCAAATCCTCTGCATCTAACGGTTATTCCTCTGTTTTTGCAGATGAGGTATGGGCCGTGAATTCTATGGGCGGTGTTATATATCATGATAGAGTCTTCATGCTTGACCCGCCTTCACGATTTTTAGATACCGAAGATGCAGGTTCTATGACTCCTGGAATGCGTAAATGGCTCCCGACTCATCCGGGGCCTATTTACACTTGCGTTTTAGATGATAGGGTTCCTGGGGCTGTTCTATACCCTCTGCAGGAAGTATGTAGTACTCTTAAAACCTCATACCTGAATAACACTGTCGCTTTTGCTATAGCTTTTGCCATATGCGCAAAACCTGAAAGTATAATGATGTATGGTGCTGATTTTGGGTATGTGCATTTAAGACAGTTTGCTGAAGAAGGGCGCGCTTGTTGCGAGTATTTATTGTCTAAGGCCGAGGAGCGTGGTATCAATGTTGAGGTTGCAATGACAACTACAATGTTTGATGCTAATAAACCTGCAACAGAAAGATTCTATGGGTACCATAGACTAGAAGATCCGCCTGTTGTAATACGGGGTAAAGATGATCCAATGATCATTTTACCCTTGTCAAAAGCACAGGAACTCCAACAGGAGAATCGCGATGGCGACATACATTAGTGGAAGTGACGCAAAGGCGGTATTTATAACAGCCGATACACAAGCCTTGGATGCAGATGGTATATCTGCAGCGGACACATTAGGCGGTGCTGGAGATTTAACGCTTGGTGGAGCATTAACATCAGGTGGTTCTGCTACATTTGATTCAGGTAGAATTATTACAATTTTATCTGCGGGCGATGATTCTGGAGACACGTTTACGGT